GCTTCTGGACCAGGACCTTTGGATGAGTTGTTTAAGTTCACTATTGCAAAGTTTAAAGGAGCCGCTGGTCGGAAACTTACATCAATCGAATGTCATGATCTTCTCTGCAAGATCGGGGAAGTTGTTGTTGTGGGCGGAGTACGGCGATCAGCAATGATCTCGTTGTCGGACCTTGAAGATGATCGTATGAGGAGCGCTAAGAGTGGAAACTGGTGGGAACAAACAGGCCACAGGGCGCTTGCTAATAATAGCGCCACGTATGTATCAAAGCCTGATATTGGACAGTTCCTCCAAGAATGGACTTCTCTATACAACTCCCACTCTGGAGAGCGTGGCATATTTTCACGTGCTGCCAGTAAAGCACAGGCCGCAAAGAACGGACGCCGTGACCCTAACTATGACTTTGGAACAAATCCCTGTAGCGAAATCATCTTAAGGCCATACCAGTTCTGTAACCTGACTGAAGTAGTTGTACGTGCTGAAGACACACCAGAGACACTAGCACGTAAGGTTAAGATTGCTACGATCTTAGGTACATTCCAGGCTACAATGACACACTTCCCATATCTGCGTAAGATCTGGCAGAACAACACCGAGGAAGAGCGTCTGTTGGGTGTATCGCTGACTGGTATTCTTGATAACAAATGGATGGGAGAAGTAAGTGACAGCACTGCGAAGGCTCTTGAATCGTTACGGCAAGTCGCCGTTGATACCAATCTTGACTTTGCAACACAGTTGGGAATTCCTCAATCGGCTGCGATTACTTGTGTTAAACCTTCTGGGACTGTGTCTCAACTTGTTGACTCTGCCTCTGGTATTCATGCTCGACATAGCCGGTATTATATTCGAAGGGTTCGTGGAGATAAGAAAGATCCTCTCTCGTCGTTCCTAGTCAATGCTGGTGTGCCTGCTGAAGACTGTGTAATGCGGCCTGACAGCACTGTAGTGTTCTCATTCCCAATGAAAGCACCAGAAGGCGCTACGTTGCGTGATGACTTAACTGCACTACAGCACTTGGATCTGTGGCTACAGTATCAGCGTCACTGGTGCGAGCATAAACCGTCAGTAACCATTAGTGTTAAAGAACACGAGTGGATGGACGTTGGTGCATGGGTATGGCGTAACTTCGATGAGATCTCTGGTGTATCCTTCTTGCCTTGGGATGGTGGTACTTACCGTCAAGCACCATACGAAGAGTGCACTAAAGAGCAGTATGAAGAACTACGAGCTAAGATGCCAGCAGAGATTCGTTGGGATGATCTTAAAGAAGTAGACGATAACGTCGAAGGTGCACAGACGTTGGCCTGCGTCGCTGGTCACTGCGAAATCTAGGGAGACAACAATGAAAGAGATTGATATTTACTTCATCAATGGTCTGATGTTAGGCATGGAATACATCCCAGAGTACGAAGATATGTCAGGCTTAGTTGTAGACCTGTTCTTCGTCAGAGTAACCTTTTTATGGTAGTCTAGGTAGCAGTACTTAACAGGGCCTCTTCGGAGGCTCTTTTTTTATCTAATGCTTTTGTACTGTTGGATGCAAGTGTTCAGATTCGTTACCGCTGTGTCTGCTTCGGCAGCGAGCCTGCTAAGAAACTCTGCATCCTCTCTTGAAAGTTGGCTTCCATTGGCTGCACTACAAGTTCTGGCACTGTCGGCGGCTTCACTGCGACTTTGGCGCCGCTGCAGCCTAACAAGAGCATCGTTAAGACTATTAGTGACACGGTTAATTTGAGCATCTTTATCCTTTCTTAACTTGTCTGCATTGGCTTGCAGAGCCTGCTCCCTCTGCCGGTACTGCTGCTCTGCTGTGGCTTGCTTAGTGGCGTAGTCAGCCTTCATAGAGGCTATGGTGGCATTGAGGCGCCAGCCGTTGATGGTCCATCCTGTAGCGATGCCTATGCCCAATATGAGCACGATCATGCCTAATTTGGTCATGTTCCAGTGCACTGTTTGTACTCCGCTTGTCTACGGTTGTCTAATCCTTTAACTACTTTTCCACCGGCTCTGTTCCACCGAAGGATTTCTTTGCAAGCCCCAGCATAGTCTTCTGCATTGAGCTTTCTAACCAAGGTGGAGTTACAAAATGCAGTAGGACCAATGTTGTAAGCCAAGGATAGATAAGCATCATATTCGTATTGGTGTAGAGGTACTGTTACACATTGTTTTAAGGAGCCTTCAAACTTGTTGATGTCTGTTAGCTTACGCTGTAGTGCCTTTACTGGGTCTATGGTCTGACCTTGTTTTACCTTCTCTGTAGTACCAAAGCCGATAGTCCAGACACCAACAATGTCTTGGTAGGCGTTGCCGCTGTATCCTTCCCAGGTAGCAATACCTACCAAGGCTGTGGCGCTGAGTGTTAGTGCCGCAACCTTGGTTCTCATTACTGTCCTAGTTCTTCTTCTAAAGCCTGTAACTCTGCTTGTTCTTCTGGTGTTAGGCCGACTGGCTGCTCTTGGACTTCTGACTTTGAAACAAGATCATCAGGAGTAATACCAGCCTTCTCAAAAGCCTGAGATGTTTTAAGGAGCAAGTTCTTTGTAACTGAGTTGTTCTGCTGTGCTTTAATAAAACCTAAAGCAGCGTTTGTTGTCTCAGGACTCAAAGCCGCCTTAGCCCAGAAACGAGGACCAAGCAACAAAGTACCAGCAGCCACAGAAGACCAGAAAGGATTGCTCATTACAGTGCCACGAGCCTCTTCACTGACAGCTAGTGTACCTAGAGATAACAAAGTTCCTGTAGCCTGTGCCTGTTGAGCAGCAAAGAACAAAGGAGCAGTGGCGCTAGGCGTTGTCTGAGACAGTCTAGCAGCGTCTAATAACGTAGTAACACGCTTTTGCTGTTCTTTGTTGAGAATCTTTTGGAAAGTCTCTCTAGTTGCTGTGTCATTCTTTAACTTATCACCAAGAGAAGCAAAGTTGTTTTCAGACTTCAAGAGGCTTTCTAAGTAACCACGCTGAACAGATTGAACAGTTTGACCAACATTTAAGTCTGGGTTTAGTTTCTTTGCACGATCTAAAGCAGTCTTAAACTCATCAAAGGCAGTAACGTTACCTGTCTTGAAGATGTTCTTACCAACAAATTCTGGATCTTTAGAAAGCAACTTAGAAGTAGTATCAGAATATAAGTCTTTGATACTCTCACGGTACAAAGTAGAGTAGAACTTGTACTGATCTGCTAGAGTCGTAGCCGTGTCTGCACCAATCTTACCTTCAAACTGCAAAGCAGGTCCAGTAACTTGTCTACCTGCAGCGTCCATCTGTTTTTCTAAAGAAGATACAATCTTTGTAAGCCTTGCTGATGTAGCAGTGTCAGGTTCTGCTGCGTTCTTTAGATCACGAAGACGAGTCTTTAGTGAGGAAATAATTTCATGAGAAGTAGCAAAGTCAATCTTTTCAGGCAAGTTAGTTACTTGCTGTAAATAAGTTCTTTCGTTAGCAGACAGCGTTAAACCGCCTGCTTTCTCTGCTGCATTAAGAACACGAGAAGCCTCGACCTGAATAGGTACAATATCTACAGGCACTGAACGTGCTTGCTGAGATATAGCGGTGTAGAAAGGACTTACAGTCTCTTTTAGTGCTTGATTACCCTGAGCAATAGCAGTAGCAAACTCTTCACCTGTTCTGACGCTATCGTATACACGATCAGACACATCATCTAATATCTTGTTCTTAGCAGACATAACAGCAGATTCTGCTTGCTGTGCTGCCTTCTCAAATATAGGCTTACCAGTAAAAGAGCCACGAGCAACAGACTCTTTAAACCCAGCCCACGAATCACCAGTGGCTTGGAATTGAGTTAAACTAGATCCTTCTTGTTGCAACAGTTTCTGAGCAGCCACAACAGCATCTTCAGGAACTTGACCGCCAAGACGCTTTGATACTTCGCTCTTAGCAAGACGAATAGCCTGTCCACCGTAGGTAAAGATTAAGTTACCGGCGCCGTCATAGATGGCCTGTTCTAAGCCACCACGAACAAGTCCCATCAGCGATGGACGTCCTGTAATAGCCTGTTGCGCCGCTTCTCCTGTAGCGCCTCCTAGACCAGCACCGATCATGCTACGGACGCCTTGAGCGCCTAATGCAGCGCCGCCACGAGCAGCTAGAGGATTACGACCAAGCAAGAAACCAGCGGCGCCTCCAAGCATACCGCCTAGTTCTGGTAATGTCTCTACAGCAGCCTGTCCGAACTCTTGTAAGAAAGTAGGCTGTGGGCGGTTAGGATTAAAAACACTACCACCAAACTCTGCTTCTAATGCTGCAAGTTCTTGTTGCTCTTGTGGAGTTAAAGCCATTAACGTGCTCCTTGTTTTTTACGCAACTCTTGTAGACGCCTTTGCTTTGCTTCTTGTTCAGAGATACGACGATTTGCTTCAGTCTGAGCATCTTTACGTGCTTTAGCAAAGTCATAACGATTTAAGTCACCGTTCTGTAACACAAACTGCTGTGCCTTCTCGTTCTCAATCTCTGAAGTCAAAGCATCAGTACGCAGACGCTTAACAACACTCTGCAACGTTCCTAAAGTAAAGTTACCAGTACCGATTGCTTCACGTAAGAACATCAATTCCTTTTCAGACAAAGCACCAGGAAGACTACGTGCCTGTCCCTGTGTCAACTGAGCAAGTAACTGTTTTAACTGTTCTGTCTCTGACACACCAGTAACGGTAGCGCCTAAAGCAGCCGCTAACTGACCAACACGAAGTCGAGCATCAGAGCCAAAACCAGTAAAGGCACTGCTAAGTACACGATCAAGCGCATTAGCGGTTTGCAGTGTCTTAGTTGCTTGAATAGCGCCTGATTCAACATCACCCAGAAGTTTAGCCTTGCCTGGAAGGACAGCCTTCTCTGTTGGCGTCTGTGCCGGAGCACCAGCGGCAGCACGTCTACGCTCTGCTTCATCACGTTCTAGACGGAACTTAACAGCACCTTCTTCTTCACCAAACTCACGCTGTAGTTGTGCTAAACGAGCACGATCAGCAATCGTCAACGGTGCTTCTTGTTTTGCTGCTTGTTCTCTTGCTGCAGAAGCTAACGAAGCCTGCCCAGCAGCACTACGTTGGAACGTCTGTGCCATTGTAGACTTTAACTCAGCAGCCTGAGCAGCCGCCTGTTGTGCTAACTGTGGCAAGTTACGCTGTGCTGCAGTCTGTGCAAATGCTTCAAAGAACTGTGGAGAAGCCGCATCACCACCAGCCAATCCCAAGGCTTCCTGATAGGCTTCCTGAGCCAACTGAGCCTGTTGTAGCCGTGGATCAGTTAAAGGAGCATTGCCGAACAATGAATTAACAATACCACCTGCTTGCTGACCAGCCCTCATTGCATACAGACTTTGACGCTGTGCTGGTGACAACATAGCACGTTGCATCAGCATCTTCTCTTGCTCTTGCTGAATTGCTTGCTGCATCAGTGCTGGATCTGTGATTCCAAATAATGATTGTGCCATGTTTAGTTCCTATTAACCGTAAACGCCAAAGTCAGTAAAGTTTACACCAGCTCTTTGATTATAAATGTTAGGATTAGTTTGTCCAAAGTTTAAAGAACCTAAGAAACTCTGTAACAAGTCCTGACCAGTACCGATAGCCTGCTGACGAGCACCTAAGTTTGTCTGTGCTGCTGCTAAACCGCCTTGCAACAACGCTTGACCGCCTGTAGGACTTGCTGCACGACCACCCAACTGAGCACCAAGATTGAGAGGCTGTAGAGCAGCTTCTTCGAGAGCCTGAGTAACACCAAACTGAGTCTGGAATGGCGACAATGCAGCAGTCTGAACACCGTACTGTTGACCAAGTAAACCAGCACCAGCACCAAACAAACCTTGACCAAAGTTGATCTGCTGTTGTGCCTGCTGTTCAGCCTGAGCAGCCAGCGCCAAGTCTTGCTGACGACGAGCATTAGCCAGCGCAGCCAACTCTGGTTGACCCATAGTACCGACACTAAGGCCAGCCCTACCACGACCAAACACTGAAGACGCTAGACGCTGTTCTTCTTGCATCCGAGGTTGCTCTAGCAGTGCCTGTTGCTGACTGAATACACGCTGCCGAATAGCCTCTGGCGACTCTCCTAGATACTGCTGACCTAGGCCAAACAAGCCTTGAGCAGCAGCGCCTAGAGGAGCAGCAGCACCAGCGGCTTGCTCTGCCTGCCCCAATGATGTGCCATACAAGGCTGCTAGTCGTTGCTGTAGCGCCTGTATCTCTGGACTGGCGGTGTAGCCTGCAGAGGTTAGCCTACCTTCAGGATCAAAGCCAAACTGACTTTGACCAAACCTAGTAGTGATTCCTACTGGTCTAAACCGAGCTTCTTCAGCGGCTAACTGACCTGCTTCTCGTTGGGCATTAGCTGATGCTTCAGCGGCCTTGCTTGCGGACCTACTTGCAAGATAAGAGCCACCAATAGCGGCTGCTGCAATTGCGAATGGCATATCTTACTCCTTAATTAAAACTTCATCAATTTTGTTAATGTCTGTCTCATCTGTTGCATGAATACAAAACCAAACACAATCTTCTAAAGCAAGTACACCATGATGTTTGTTTGCTTTGATATTAATACAAGCAGGCGCCTCTACTACTTCTTCTTTATCATCAACAACAACCACAACCTTACCCTTTGCAAGAATAGACAAATGATCGTAGTTATGTTTGTGTTGTACTAATTGTGCTCCTTTAGGAAACACACATTCTTTAGCATACAAGTTATCTGAAAAGTGGTGTTTAATCATTGTTCTGGTCTGTCTGTACTATCGGTATCTTCACGCAGGCTCTTCTAATGAACGAATTTCATCACGCCATGCTTGACGATGTGCTCGGACACCATCATCAGGTTTGTCATAGTCTGGTAA